AAGCGGCAGCAGCAGCAACTGGGCTAACTGGTGTTATATCACCAAGAGGCGGAAATAGAGGACCTGGCGGAAGTGGCAGACATAATGGGTATGCAGCTGACATTAGTCTTTATGATGGTAATAGATTATTATCTGTGGAAAATCCTGCTGATCTTGCTCTTATACAAAACTATACACAAAACTTCTTAAATGACACTCGTGCAAACGGGTTAACACCAAGTGTTGGTATTGCTAATCCTAATGAAGGAACTGGAAGAGAACTGTATATGAGTGGTGTAGTACATCATTATGATATTGCGATGACACCAGGAATTGGTGCAAACCTAAGTTCAAATGCTGCACCCTATTGGGGTGGATCTGGTGATACACGAGACCATAGCACACCAAGTTGGCTAGTAAATATGTATAATGCAACGAACTAAGTAAAAGGATTAAAATGTCAAAAGAGCAAAATAGATCAACAAATTTAAACCGTGAAAGTATCGGTGTTCCTGCAGCATATACAAGCGGGAACCGAAGCGGCATGGGTATGCCAAATGGTGTATATAGTGCTAAGGTTATTGAAATTTCGGATGCAGATTATGGCGGTGCAATATATGTTCAAATTTTAGGATCACACAGATTTGGAGATACAGACACTCGAGAGCAAAGACAACTATTTCCAAAAGTAAGAACTGTTTCTCCTTTTGGTGGTTCAATTAGTATGCTAGATGCTACAGTTACATATGGTGCATCCTTCCCTCCACCAGCACCAGGTACTGAGGTACTTGTTGCATTTACTGGTGATGATGTAACTGGGTTTTTACTTGGCGTTTTGCCAACTGTTGGCAAAAACAGTGCAGTACCAGGTTTACCAGCTAGCAAAATCGAAAACGAAGATACAATTGGTCCCAGTATTGATCCTGGACAAAAACAACAGCAAAATTCTAGACCAAGACATCCAGTTGCAAATGCAGTTGCCGGTCAAGGTACAGGATTAGACCCAATACGTGGTATTGGCAGTAGTGGTGGTAGACGAGAATCTCCAAGCAATGTAGCAGGATTTTTAACACCAGCAGGACACAGTTTTGTAATGGATGATGGCACAGTTGCATTTAAAGAAGGTGAAAACTATGTTCCAGACCAATCACGTGAAGAAGGAATGGATAATTTAATTCGCTTACGTAGTGCAGGCGGTGCGCAAATGCTACTAAACGACAGTGCAGGTATTGTATACATAACAAACCAAAAAGGCACTAGTTGGATGCAATTGGACAGCGAGGGTAATGTAGATGTATATGCGGCAGGCAGTGTAAGTTATCATGCAGAAAAAGACTTTAACTTTTATGCTGGAGGTGACATTAATATGGATGCTGATACATTCAATATTATGGCACGTGGTGCTGCTGGTATACAAGCGGAAACATCAACAGGTCCAATACAACTTAAAGCAAATAAAGATATACGTCTAACAACTGACTTAAACTTACAACTCAAGGCTGCAGGCTTTGGTAGAATTAGTACTGAAGGTATGTTAGACTTGAACGGTCCATCAGCATTTGGCGCAGTTGGTCCAACAGCTGGCAATATAGGTGTAAACCGTACCGTTAAAACTAGTATCAACCCAAGAGTGCCAGAACACGAACCTTGGGGAGGACACAGTGCACAAGGAAGTAAAGTAGCCGCACAAGCACCATCAAGTGCACGAACAAGCACAAAAGATTATGATACATCTAATTTAACACAACCAAAGTCAGACAAAAAACTTCCTCAATATTATAGTGGTAATAGTAATGCTGAAGAAGATAAAACTGGTGAAATTGCAACACGGCGTAATCAAGTTGTGGATAAAAGAAATGGAAGTTCAATGTCGTCTGGACAAGCTGGTGCAACAAATGCCACTGACCCTAGCTCTGTTGAACGGAGACAGCCGAGATGATATTGGAAAAATTTAATACTGACTGGAATGAATTTGTTCTTAAAGATCCAGACTGGAACACATTACTTGATATTGAAACCATATCTGCAAGTGACCGTGTACAGTTGGTCACTCTTAATATGTCACGGTATAATGGTTATAATCAAACTGGTTATGGTGTTGGTACAGTTAATCAGGGTATTACTGAACAACAAGCATATAATATTTGGATTACTGATTTTCAAAGTAATCAAAGAACATTATTAAGACAACTTAAATCATTTGGCTTGACAAGTATACCACAATGCGTATATGATGGATTACTATTATATTACATCATTAACGGTGATATTTTGTATGTAGACTCGGATGAAGGTCTATATGAACTGCGTGATAGTATTGTAAATCAAGATTGGTCCACAGTTGCTAGTATGATTAAGCGTAGTAATTTTAACAGGATTTTTTGTATTACAGCCGCAAGTATTATACGATTGAGTGACTATGGAAAATCAAAATCTCGTATCTGGATGCGCCAAAATGGTATATTTAATATACGTGACAAAAACGAAGTTGGCTTATTAGATGAAGGAGAGTTACAAAGAGCACGTTTTGCATACTATGCAGAAACACTACGTTTCCTTCCTAAAACACCCGAAGGTATAAAAAGAACTATCGCAAAAGCATATCAGAACACAATAGTTGTTGAACAGTTTACATATAGTGACACTAATGTCTTTACAATAACAGATACCCCAAGTATGGAACCAGTTGAAAAATTACTAGTTGAGGTTAATGGACAAACAATCCAACACTTTTTTGACTTTACTTTACTTAATAACGTTATTACTATAACAAAATCACTAAAAGCTGGTGATATCATACGTTTTACTACAAAAATCTAAAACATAGTATTTAATTTTGCTATAAATATCAGTATGGTTACATACATTGGATATAGCACAATAGATAGTACAGATATAAACTCAGTTCTTACTGACAAGGACTTGGCACTTCGTGACTTGATGAATCACTTTTACACTCGTAAAGGTGAACGGGTAATGAATCCAAACTTTGGATCTATACTACATGATTTAGTTTTTGATCCGTTAGACGCTGCTACTGAACGTCTAGCAGAAGAAGATGTACAAAACATCGTTGACAGTGATCCGAGATGGATCTTTAGTGAAGTAAATTTAAGCAAACCGACTGATCATCAGTTAGACATACGAGTACGTGTTGTTTACGATGATACAGGACTAGCTGAAGAATTATATCTAACATACACAAGTGAGACAGAATAATGGCACAGGGCGCAAGACAAAGCAGTTTATTTGCAGCTGAAGATTTTAGTGTGATTTATGAGAGCTTTGCACAAGCAAACTTTCAAGCATATGACTTTGACACAATCAAAAATGCAATGGTGGAGTACATTGATACTAACTATCCAGAAAACTTTAACGACTGGATTAGTTCAAGTGAGTTTACTAGTTTATTAGAACTTATGGCATTTTTGGGACACAACTTAGCGTTCCGTAACGACCTTAACTCACGTGAAAATTATTTAAGCACAGCAGAACGTAGAGATAGCGCCCTCCGTATTGCTGAGTTCTTGGGTTATAATCCAACACGTAATGTTGTAGCAAGCGGCTACTTAAAAATTGATACCATCAAAACAAGTGAAACAGTATATGATGTAGACGGAAACAGTCTTGCAAATGTTGACTTGCAGTTTGAAGATGTAACAGATCCAGCGGCATACCAAAACTTTATTACAGTAATGAATGCAGTGTTTATAGGTAGTAACCAATTTGGTACACCATTTAGTAAAAGTTTACGTGACGGTATCACTAATGAAATTTATCGTACTACTAGTACAGGACAAAGTCCTTCATCAGAATTTAGTGCAACTATTACAGGTGCACGTAGTACATTTGGTGCGCACAGTTTATATTATGACAGCAATGCAAACCGTATACAAGAAAAAACTCCTGATCCCTACGGCGCCCTTGATATTCTATACCGTAATGACAATGGTGGATTTAGCTCACCAGACACTGGATTCTTTTTAGGATTCAAACAGGGTACACTACAATTTAGGGACTTTGAAATCACTGATGGACTTCCTAACCTTGTACTTGATATTGACGATATAAATGTTGCAAACGGAAACATTTGGGTACAAAACGTGGACGAACTTGGACAAGTAATAACTAATTGGAGCCAAGTTGATCGTATTTTTGGACTTAACTCAATATATAATAATCTCAACAATAACTTTAGAAACATCTATACTGTAAGTAGCAGAGAAGATGATAAAATTAGTATTGTGTTTGGTGACGGGCTATATGGTAATATTCCACGTGGTATTATTAGAGTTTGGTATCGTACAGGTCTTAACCGTAGTTACACACTAAACCCTGAAAGTTTTGGACAAACAACATACAACTTTAATTACACAGGCAATGATGGAAATACGTATCGTGCTGTGTTTACTGCAAGTTTAAAATCTAGAGTAAGCAATGCAAGTGAACGTGAAAGTTTACAAAGTATTAAAGACAACGCAGGCCGGTTCTTTAGTACACAGGATAGACTAGTAACAGCAGAAGATTACAGTATCTTCCCATTAACTGTTAGTGAAAATATCCGCAAAATTAAAAGCGTGAACCGTGTACATAGTGGACACAGTAGATTTAGAGATTTCAATGATCCAACTGGAAGTTATAGCGATGCTATGCAGTTCTTGGATGATGGTTATCTATATAGACAAGACATTGCGGCACGTAATGTAGTTAGTTTGCCTACAAATTTAAACAGTGAGCAAACTTACAGCAGGTACATTAAGCCACTATTAGACAACCCAGAAGTTAAAAACTTCTTTTATGATAGACAGTATTATGGTCCAGACGGAGCCTATGCACCAGCAACACAATATACTAATACAACTGCTAACATTGTTTACTACAATGCTAATGGTAGTGCAACAGATGCATTTCGTTGGAACCAAGTTACCAAAGGTGCTGATACAAGCACTGGCTATCTTACTGATGATACAAGTACTATACAACGAGTTAAGTCAAATGGTATTGCACCAATGGACAAAATTGATATAAACTCAATTATTGAGTTTGTTACTCCACCTTATAAAATTGGATATATCAACAGTATTAAAATTGTAGATGGTAGCACAGGTTATACTAGTGCACCAACAGTTACTATTACTGGTGCAGGAACAGGCGCAACTGGTACTGCAAATATTGACGGAAGCGGCAGTGTAATTAGTATAACCATTACTAATGCAGGATTAGGTTACGATAGTGCAACTAGTATTACACTTAGCGGCGGTGGAGCAAGTGTACAAGCAACAGCAACAGCCGTAGTTAAAAGTGCAAACACACAATGGGTAAGAGTAACTGGCATTTACAATGATGGACTGGGTATTGATAATAACACTGGTACACCAACTGGTATTGATATGTTGGGAAGAGGCAGTATTACACTTAGTGGTGTTATTCCTAGTGGTGCACGTATTAAACGTATTATTCCAAGTTGGAGTAACGATTTAACAAGCGCAGTAAAAACAAATGTCCTAACATTATTAACAAACAATAACAGTTTTGGATTACGTTACGATGCAACAACACAGGAATGGGCAATAGTTGATGGTAGTGACTTAGTTACTAGTAGTTTAACTAACAATGATCCAAGTAGTTGGAATCGAACATACGAAGGCGACACTAATGGTACTGGACTTGATAACAGTTGGATTATAAGACTTAACTACACTGCATCACAATGGGAAATTGTAACACGTAAAACACGTTATGTATTTGGTAGTGATGAACAAATTACTTTTGCAAACTTAAATTTTGCTGAAACATTTAGTAGCGAAACACTTAAACCAAGTCAAGACAATATTAAAGTATTGGGCATTAACACAAAAAGTACATCCAATAGTTTGCCACTTGGCACAGATTATACAATGAATGCATTTGGATACTTTACATATCCAGACGGCTACACAGATCCTAATAAAATTAGGTTGACACTGTCGAGTCCTACTAATGATGGATACCCAATTAATCCAAGCGCCTTCCATGACATTGTTGGAGACGAAAATATTAACTTAGGTACAAAAACTGTTGACGGATTTACATATGAAGTACGTGACGACAGTGGCAGTAATACTGTACCAGGCCGAGGCAACTTGTCAAGCAAATACAGTCGTATTGCTGATGTAAACCAAGTTATTGACCCAGCTACAACTAATATTATTGATACATACGTACTATTAACAAGCTATGAGAACTTATTTAGATCGTGGGCAAAATATGACGGACGTGGTTATACTAAACCACAAACGCCTACTATCAGTAGTTTAAACGACTTGTTTAAGCGTTTAGACAACAAAAAATCAATCAGTGATCAAGTTATATACAGACCAGTCAAATATAAAATATTATTTGGAAACTTGGCAAGTAGTGAACTACAAGCTAAATTTAACATAACCAAAACTACCAACTGTACACTAAGTGATACTGAAATTAAACAAGAAATAATACGTTTGATCGATCAATATTTTAATGTTGATAATTGGGACTTTGGAGAAACTTTTTACTTTACTGAATTAGCAGCATATATACACAACAACACAGTTGGACAAGTTGCACAAGTTGGTATTGAGAGTGTTGATAACCAAGCAAGTACTAATGCATTATTTGAGATAATTAGTGACAGTGATGAACTGTTCCTACCAGTAATAACAATAGGCGATATAACTGTAAACAAGAGTACAGCATATAATCCTACATCAATTGCAGCAAACAGTGGAGTTAACATTAAATGAGTAAGTTTCATGCTAAACCGATAGTAGCTAAAAAATCTACTAGACCAGGTGAAAGTTCTGAATATGTCGGAACACGTAATACTGTAGATTTATTACCAGCAATCTTTCAAACAAGCGTTAACAAAAAGTTTTTAAACAGCACACTTGAACAGTTAATGTCAAGTGGTAGTATGGAAGCGGTTAATTACTATGTAGGTGATCGCAAAAATAAAGATGTTACTAGTGACAGATTTTTAACAGACGGCCGTAGTGCAGACCAACATCAGGTTGTACCAGGGGGAGTTGTTCGTGACAATCAAGATAATATTATAGAAGCAATTTCATATGATGACTTGATTGATATGTTAAAGTTTAATGAAGTAGATACTACAAATGTAAACCGCATATTAAACGAACCAGGCTACACACTTGATTTGCCAATTAACTATGACATGTTTATCAACCATCATCACTACTTTTGGTTAGTAGACTTTTTACCAGTATGTACAATTCCAGTAACCGCAGCTGATCCTATTCATATTCCTGATATCATTGGCTTACCATATTATAAAACACCTACACTGTCAAATGGAAAACAGTTGGCATTCCAAAACGGAATGCGTGTACGATTTACTGGTGCAGATGCAAGTGGTAGTTCAGAGTATAACAAAGACCACACTTATATTGTAGACGGTGTTGGCACTGGTATCTCACTAACAAAGCAGTTTGAAGGTCCTGGAACATATGGTTTTGGAAAACGTGTTTGGTTTAACGACACAGTATATGGTGCACAAGAGCCTAGCCAATGGGATACTGATGATTATGATTTTACTTACCCAACATATGACTTCACATCTTATGATGTATTAAGTAGAGATTATGTAGTAGAGGAAAGAAACAGTCCAGATCAAAGTGTTTGGAGTAGACGTAATCTCTGGATACATGAAGATGTAGTTAAAATTATTGCAGACTACACTGACTATCAACATCCTGGTGTTACAGCATCGACATACTTACAAGACAATTTCCGTGGTGTTCGTCCTATTATTGAATTCAAAGCTGGTATTGAAAAGTATAACTTTGCAACTAGTAGTTTAGGTAGTGTAACACACATTGTTGATAATGTTGCTGATCCTTTTGGTGAGATTATAGGACAAACAAACTGGAACTTAGCAGTACAAACTATTACAGCATCTTGGACTAGCCAGGGCTTTGAATATGGATCAAGTGTAAAGCTCACAAGTAATGGTGTAGATAGTTTTTGGAACTGTATTAAAACACACACTACATCTAAAAACCCAAGCTATGTTGAAAATGCACAATATTGGAGCAAAGTTGAAGCACGTAACTTGGCGGATGGCGATACTATACTGTTTTTAAATTCATCAGTTGGATTTAACAACAACATTTATAGTGTACAAGTAAACAGCGGCGGCACAGTTACCGGGCTAACACAAATTTATGGACCAAGTGCAACCACTGTACCGGTTAAAGCAGGTATTAATGTACGTATAGGTTACAACAACGTATTAGGCGA